TTTTGAAAATATTGAAGATAAACAGTGTTCTGACACAATAAATCAATTTATAAACCAAATTACACTTAGTATCCCTCAATCTGAACGAACCAAAACAAGTGTTATTGATATTCTAACAAATGAAAAGTTACTTTATAATATTGTAGTAGCAGTAATAGAAAATTATAAAAGAAAACTTTTTAAATCTTCTGAAAAAACATCTTTTATGAAAGATAAAGAAGATTATTTGATTGAGACTATATTTAAAAAAGACCTAAATATAACTGCTATAGTTCTTTGTGTAACAGAATATTATACACTATTAAGAATATTTAAAAATTATGATGTTATCACTGATGAAAAACAAATGAGATCCCCCGCCTATTGCGAATACCAAAAAAGTATAATTATATTTGGAGGTAATCATCATATAGAAAACATACATAATTTTTTTAATACACAATTTAGTAATGATTCTGGTTCAAATAAATGTTTAATTGCGATACCAAAAGTAAAGATTTTAAATTATACAGAAAAAAATGTTGATATTAAAAATAATAAAATTAAAGATAGTGAAATTAAAAATTTTAATCAATTAATAGAACATATTTTAATTAATCAAAATGTTTAATTGCGATACCAAAAGTAAAGATTTTAAATTATACAGAAAAAAATGTTGATATTAAAAATAATAAAATTAAAGATAGTGAAATTAAAAATTTTAATCAATTAATATAACATATTTTAATTAATAATAAATATTTGTTCTATTAATATCAAAAGTTAATAATGGATATTTTATTTTATCCGATAAATCTCTTACAAATTGTCTAACGTAAAATCCAGAAGATACATCTATTTGAATTGGGATAGATAGTAAATTATTTATTTCTGTTTCTTTCCATTGATTTATAATAAATTCTTGATTAAAGTCCTTTTCTTTATTAATTGAATCAATTTGTGAAATTATTTTGTTTCTCCAATCATCATATTTATAGTTTTTTTCTTTTCCAACTACTAATTTATAAATTTCAACAGGATGTGAAGGTAAAGTTACAGGTATATTATTTTTTTTATAATACCAAAGTGGTTTTCCATCAACAGGTTTAGAGCTAAAATGATGAAAATTTTGAGAAAAACTCATCTTATTATATACTTTTAATAATTCAAGTAGATATTTTTTGGTAAATATATCTACATTATCATTTTTATATTGTTCTATTATACCAAGAGGATCGTCTGATTCTGTTTGAATATTAAATATAATTTCAAATTGATACTGTTTTTTACTATTAAGATAATTATTTATTTTCTTACATTCATCATCAACTAATAAAAGTAATTTACCGCGTGCCATTGGGTCTAACCGCCCACAGTAACATAGTTTTGTAATATTATGTTCTTTTTTAATTTTATTAATATGGTCATTAATAGTACATCCAGGTGCTTTAATTGTAATTATCATTAATATTATTAATATTATAACTATATCTATTTAATATCAATATTTATTTAAAAAAATTGAAAAAATAAAAATTATAAATACCTATGTTAAAAATATATTACTATGTCTGTGTCAAAATCTACACAATCTATTGTCTCATCCTCACCTTTAATTAATTCGGAAGTTAATACTACCGAAAATTCAGACCAGTTTGTATTTGTTAATCCTGAAGACTATGAACTTTTGTCTTCCCCACCAACAGATCTAAAAATGGTCAAATATAAAAAATCTAACGATACTACATCAGTTATTACTTCAATTACTCAAGCTACAGTAAATAGTACAAAATCTATTGTGAATACAGTCGTACCATTTGCTAAAATAGTAGCACCAGTTGTTCTATCGGTTTCCGTTACAACAGTGGATACATTACTTACACTTGGTTTTTATACTGGTGTTATAGTATGTGAAAAACTCAAACCACATGCAGTAGTTGTTGTAACAACTGGGGCTGATTTTGTAATTGATAAAGCTCAAAAAATTAAAGATAAAGTAAAATCAGTCTAAAATTTACACTCTGAATATTTTACGAAACTATTTATTTAAAAATTGATATTAAGATTTAATATTATATAATATTAATACTTAATGGGAAAAAAACTAGTCATTGTTGAATCTCCAGGTAAATTAAAAAAAATAGGAGAAATTTTAGGAAAGGATTATATAATTGAAGCTTCATTTGGACATTGTCGAGATTTGGATTCAAAAACTTTATCTATTGATGTTGATAATAATTATAAACCTAATTATATTACTATACCTGATAAAGTATCTGTTGTAAAAAAACTAAGATTTATAAAAAAAAATGTAGATGAAGTTATTTTAGCTGCTGATGAAGATAGAGAGGGTGAAATGATTGCTTCTAGTTTACGTGATGTATTAAAACTAAAAGATCCTAAAAGAATTGTTTTTCATGAAATCACAAAAAAAGCAATTACTGATGCTATTAATAATCCTACAGTTATTGATGAAAATATGGTTATGGCACAACAAACAAGAAGATTATTAGATAGATTAGTTGGATATAAGATTAGTCCATTACTATGGAAAACAATGCAAGGTCAATTATCAGCAGGGAGAGTACAATCTGTTGTTGTTAAGATTATAATTGATAAAGAGAATGAAATTAAGGAATCTGTATCAAATCCATATTTTAAATCTACTGGTATATTTAAACATAACAAAAAGAAATTAAATACAACATTGATGTTAGATAAGAGTGTTTACAAGTTTGAAAAAAAAGAAGATGTTTTAGAATTTTTAAATAGATTCCAACCAAAGATAAAATGTATTGTAAACGATGTCAGTTTTAAAGATTCTTTAAAAAAACCACCGGCGCCTTTTATTACATCTACGTTACAACAAGATGCTTCGTCAAGATTAGGATTTAATTCAAAACATACGATGTTTGTAGCACAAAAATTATATGAAGCAGGTATGATAACATATATGAGAACAGATAGTGTGAACTTGTCTAAGGATGCTTTAACAGGGTGTAAAAATTATATTGAAAAAACATATGGTGAAAAGTATTATAAATATCGCGTATATACTAAGAAAGGTAAAAACGCACAGGAAGCACACGAAGCAATTAGACCTACTAAATTAGATGTAGATACATTTACAAAAATAGGTAGCGATGGACAAAGATTATATTCTCTTATTTGGAAAAGAACAATTGCTTGTCAAATGGCAGAAGCTCAATTAAAAATACAAACTGTTAAAATAGATATCTTAGAGAAGGATAAAAGTATACTAATTATACATAATAAAAATAATTACTATGTAAATACGTATGAAACAATTATATTTGATGGATTTTTGGTTCTTTATAATAATCACGAAAGTGAAAATGACAGTGGTCAAATAGAAATTAAAAAGAATGATATTGTTGAATTTAATTCAATCAAAGTAACAGAAGAATATACAAAACCACCAATGCGATATAATGAACCGAGTTTAATTAAAAATTTAGAAAAAAATGGTATAGGTAGACCATCAACATATGCTTCTATAATGTCAAAGATAACAGAACGTAACTATGTAGAAATTAAAGATGTACCAGGTGTTAAAAAAGATTCTGAACAATTTACAATTGATAAAAAAAGTATAAAAACAGACGATAAATATACACAAACAACAAAAGAAATTGTAATTGGTAAAGAAAATAAAAAATTAGTTCCAACTGAAATTGGTTATAATGTAAATGAGTTTTTAGTTACAAACTTTGCGCCTATTATGGAAATTGATTTTACAGTAAAATTAGAGAAATTACTAGATAAAATTGCTAATGGAAAAGTAAAATGGTATAATGTATTAGATGAATATTATAAAAAATTTAATCCAATGGTTGAAAAGTTAAATAGAGAAACAAAACATATTACTAATTTAACACAAAATGATAAATTAGTTGGCAGTCATCCAGATAATGGAAATGAGATATATTCATCAATAGGTAAATATGGTTTATGTATTAAGATTATGGATAAAGATAAATGGAGATATGCTCCAGTAAAAGAAGTTAAACAAGATAATATAACATTAGAGTTGGCAGTAAAATTATTAGAATATCCAAAATTAGTTGGTAAAATTGAAAATGAAACTATTACCTTAAACAAAGGAAAATTTGGACTATATTTTAAAAAAGGTAAACTTAAAGCATCCGTGAAAGATGAAGATAGATGTATGGATTTATCATATGCAAAACATTTATTTACTGGTAATGATCCATATGCTATAAAAACATTTAAAATAAATGATAAAGTTATAAATTTAAAAAATGGACCATATGGATATTATTTACAATATAAATCGAATAATAAAAAACCAAAAAACATACCATTAAATAAAAATTTAGATATAGAGAAAGTTAATATAGATTTAATTAAAAAGTTAGTTAAATAATTTATATTTCTAATTATATATATATATATTAAATGTTTTTAATTTTTTACTTTATAATAACAATTGTTTTATTATTAATATTTATTGTAAAAGATTACTATAAAATAGATAATTTTAATAATAATATTGAAATAAAAAACTATGATAAAAATAGTAAAGAAAATATTCGATTTGCTTTTATAACTACATCATACAATACACAACAATTTATTATTAAAAATTTAGATTCTATTAGAAAGCAATTATATAAAAATTTTATTATATTTTATGTAAATGATTGTTCAACTGATAATTCATTAAATATTTTAAATAATTATAAACACAAATATCCAGAGTTAAATATTCATTTAATAACTAATTCAAAAAGAATGGGTCCCGCGTATTCACGATATATAGCTTATCAAAATACATTAGATGACGATATATGTGTATTTTTAGATGGTGATGATTTTTTATATCATAATAATGTATTACATATTTTATATAATTGTTATAATAAATATAATATTTATGCTACTTTTGGTTCATATGACGATATTAGAAATAAAGAAATATCATACAATAAATATAATAATGAAATGAGATTTAATCAAAGTATGACACGAAGTAATAAAAATATTTATTATCCTCATTTAAGAACAGCTGTTGCTAAATATGTAAAAATGGTTCCAGAAAGTTATTTAAAATTTAATAATCAAGAATGGTTTTTATTTTGTTCAGATGTAGCTCTATTTATGCCTTTATTAGAATTAATTAATAATAAATTTATTTATATTAAAAATAGATTAATGTTATATAATAGATATAATAGTGAAAACAATATTTTAGATGGATTTAAAGCACAAAATAATGATAATAAAATTAAAAGAAATCAATACAAATATTATATTTATTCTCAAAAAAAGTTAGTATCTCCGGTTTAATTACAAGGTAAATTATATTTTTTACATAAATTATTTAATGTTTTTATGCCTAATTTAGTAAATCCTTTCCCTGAATTAGGACACGGTGTTATTTCTCCTAAATAAACGTTATTATTACTTATATAAAAATCTAATCTGACAAATACATCTTTAAAAACAGTAATACCGATAAATTTACATATATTTAACATTTTTTTAATATTTTTAGATTTATAATTTAAGGTTCCTTTTTTTGGTAATTTGCGCAGTGGCTCAATTTTATTCCAGTTATTATCATAATATTCTGAAGAATAATCATTTTTATCATAATCATAATATTTATGAAGTACAATTTCAGGATTACCTCTAAATGTATAAATTTTAAAATCATCTAAAATACGATATTGATTATTTTCATTTGGTAGTAATTGTTCAATTATAATATCTTTATTAAAAAATATATTATCAAAATGTTTTATATTATGTTTTTTATTAGTAAATAAATTTATTCCATTTGACATTAAATATACATTAGTACTACTATGACCATTAATTGGTTTTATTACATAGTTATTATATTTTATTATTTCTTTTCTATCATATTTTCCATTATAATATATTTTAGGTACATATATATTTAATTTAATTCCTAATTTATTTGTATTAATTTTATTATTATAGTTAATTAATTTAATATTATTAAATGATAACTTAGAATAATTTGTTGTCCAATTATTAATTAATTTTATAAAATCATACTCATTTTTTTTATTATATTTTAAAAATAAGATTAAAATCAAAATAACTAAAAATAATATTGTCATTATATAGTATTATAAAATTTATTCTAAAATATTTCTAACTTTTAGTAATATGATTAATTTTTACATTATAACTATATTAGTAATTATTGTAATTTTTTATTTTGTAAATAAAAACACTTTAAATATTGAAAGATTTTCTTTTGATAAAATACCATTGTGGACATTTTATGATAATATAGATAATAGCAAACATTACCTAGATTTATGTTTAGAAACTATATATAAGTATAATAATGATGATTATGATATTATAGTATTAAATAATAACTCTTATAGAAAATATATTCCTGAATTTAAAAATGAATATAATATGAATGAAAAAAATAAATTAAATTATATTAAAATTAAATTATTATATGAATATGGTGGAATATGGGTTGATGTTAATTCAATTATACTAAAAAATTTTAAAATATATACTGATAAATTAATTTTATATGATTTTGTTGGTTTTGGGTGTAAAAATCCATATTGTGATAATTTAAATTATTATTCTAAACCAACACTTAAAATATTTGCGTCTAGAAAAAATAGTAAATTATTAGATCATACATTAACTAATATTGAAAAATACTTTCTAAAAACTGTAAAAAAAATACCTACTGATTTTATATTAGAACAATTATGGAAATCTTTAAATATATTAATTAATAATGAGTATTCATACTTTCATTTTGATCCAATATATTTAGGATTAACTGATATTGATAATAATTATATTACTATTAATAAATTAATTAGTAATAAAGAAATTAATTACGAAGATGAAACTAAAATCCATATTATTCAATTTACAGATAATTTAACAGAAATTAATAAATATTCATTTTTTAATTATAATATTAATCAAATATTAAGTAGTAATTATAATATTAGTACTTTTTTTAGAAAAAGTTTATATCCAGAACATCCTAATGCTAATCTACCCGTTGTTTTCAATGAAAATATAAATATATATGTTCTATATATTCCAAAAAGAGAAGTATATATTAAAGAAACAATAAACAAAATATTTTTAAATCCTGTATACTTTAAAGGTTATTATAAATATGATTTAAATGAAGAAGAATTAATTAAAAATAATTTTATTACAGAAAAATGGACTAAACAATCTAATTTTAATTTTGGAAGAGTTGCTTGTCATATGGGACATATTAATATTTTAAAAGAATTTTTAAATTCAAATAAAAGATATGCTTTAATTTTTGAAGATGATATATATATTGATTATTCTATATTAGATAAAATTAGAAACAAATTTACAGAAATTTTTGATAATATACCCCAAGATGCTAATATTATATATTTTTCATTCTGCTGGGAACATTGTACAAAAACACAAGAATATAATAAATATTTTAATAAATCATTTAGACCATATTGTAGACATTGTTATTTAGTTTCACGAGTTGGTGCTAGAATTATAGTTACGGAATCAACACCTATGGATAAACCTGGTGATAATATTGTTGGTAATTTAATAAAAAATAAAAAATTAATTTCTTATAATGTAAAACCAGATTTTCTTTCAATAGAACAAAATAGGCAAATATTAAAAAGTAATTTAAAAAATGATAGAATTTATAATGTTTGTATTTAAATTATAAAAAAAATAAATATAGTTTAATATATATATGAATAATAAATATAATAATATTTATAATATGAATGGTGGTAAAGATTCAAGTAATACTAATAGTACAGATAGCAGTGAATATAATACTAGTGAAAGTGACTACGATGATAGTACTACTACAACTACTAGTGACAATGATGTAATTAATAATCAAAATATTGATCAAAATAATGATCAAAATATTGATCAAAATATAGAACAACCTTTAAAAAGTAAAACAAATTATGAAGAATGGTTGGATATGGGAAATATAGGTAGTGAACAAAATTTTTTAAATTCAAAAAATAAAAAAGAATTAAAAACAAATATTATTTCTACTGATCCTGCCTATTTTAAACAACTAGAAGAATTAGATATATCTATATTTACTTCTCCTAAATTTAATTCTGAAATGATTAATATTTTAATTGAAAAATTAAATAAAGACGGAGATGGATTAAATATTGGTATTTTTATAAAACCTAAATATTTTAATATTTTTAAAAAATATGGTAAATTTAAAAATACACAAGGTACACACATTAACATCTTAAATAATCCTATTAAAAATATAATTTTTGAATTTATTAATCTTGTTGGTATACCTGGTACTGAAATTGAAATGAAAATAAAATATATGTTAATTGATGATAATACTCAATTATTATATGTTAATTTTGAAGGACCAATAACAAATTTTACAGGTGATAATCTATATTCAATAACATTATCAAAAAATAATATGAAAATTAAAAATCCTAAATTTTCTACTAGTACTGCTAAAATGATTGGACCATTGGATATTAAATTAATAGGAACAGTACAATTATTTAAATAAGATGTTCTGTTAAATCACAAAAAAAACTTTTATATTTAATTATTATATTTTTAAAAATATCATCAATAGAAATATCTTTATATAAATTATTGTAAATTGTATCATAATTTTCTAAAGTATTTTTACAAGTGTTTAAATAATTATTATCATCAGTAAAAATTATAAATTTATTTAAACTAATTAATTTATGATTATTACATTTTTGACTAATTACAATTATTTTATGAGCAATTGCTTCATATATTCTAAATAATTCACAAATTTTGTAATGTTTTCCTGCGTGAATGTTTAATAATATTTTACTTTCACAAAATAGTTCTCTTCTTTTTTCACCAAAATATCCTGAAAAACTTTTTATATCTAAATATTTTAAATACGTTTTTAAAAAATTATGTCTATAAGAAATATGATTAAATAAAGAAATATAAGAAATACTTTTTTCCTTTACTTTTATTATATTTTTATTTAAACATGGTTCAAGTATAACTACATCATCAATATAATACTTTTTTTTCCATATTTCTTTATTTTCATAACTATAATCTATTAATGATATATCATGTTTACTTGTAAATTTAACTGTTTTTACTAAAAATTCTTTTATATTTTTTGTTAGTTCACAATTTTCAATATCATCAACAAGTACACTTAATTGTTCAACATTTAAAAAATATATTTTTATTGATTTTTTTTTAACAATATCAACATCATAATCATTTAAAAATGATTTGTATAAAACAATAATATTATTTTCAGTTATATTAATTTTTTCTAATAATGTTTTACAATTTACCTTAATATAATTATGATTACAATTATTAATTATATATTCAAAAAATGTAAAATAATAATCAATCATATATTCTAAATCATCATCAGTTATTACAAAATAATAATTTATTTTTTTATTATCTTTTACTACTATTGTAGTTAATTTAAATGTAACTGTTTCATTTTCATAAATTGTATATTCTGTAGTATTTACTTTAATTTTTAAACATTTAATAATATTTTCACACGGATCTTCGCCAAAAATATTATTTGAAACTATAAAGGTAAACTCATTATTATTTATTAAATTTTTAATAATATCTAAAACATTTATTATATTTTCATATCTTCCATAAACAGCTACTTTTACTTCATTAACATTATTTAGATTAATAATTGTCATTATATTAAAAATTGAAAATAATTATTTATATATATATATATATATATATATAAATAATGCCACTTAATATACAAAATATTAGTTCTACTATTACTAAATTTAAATATAAAATGTCAGGAGAATATGTAGTAAATAATTCAGATATTTGGGTTTTTGATGTTAGTGTTTTTCATAATGAAAAACTAATTTATGTTATCGGATTTTCTCCAAAACAAACAGAAGGTGCTGTTTTTTCTCAGATAGGAGTATACGAAAAAGAAAAAATATATTTCGATGATTTAGAGACTATCAAAAGAGAAGCAAGAGGATTTGTTAGGAATCTAGGTATATTTCCTATTAAACTTGAAATTAATAAATGTTTTAACTACGCTGAATTTCCTAAAGTTATAGAACAAAATAAACTTAAATTATGGCAACAAGTATCTATGGGGTTTAATTTGTATAAAAAACCAAATAAATGGTATTATTGGATTACTGAAATTATACCTAAAATCAGTAAAGAAGTAATAACAACAGATACAAGTGAAAAAATTACATGCACTAATATTAGTAAACACGATACTATTACATTTTATACATTTACTGCTAATAGTAATAACAATATTTGTGAAGCAAATTATTATAAATAAACTTAGGATATAATATAATTTTCATTTAAACATAAATCTTCAACATTAAAAGTTTTTGGTCCATTTATACCAAACCAATTACGAGGAATATAAATTTTATCAGCATTACTAAAATAAGAACCAAACAGAGAAAAAGTTGAATTAGCGCAAATTATTGTTTCACAATGAGATAGTAAAAATAAATGTAATTCCGGATGATTTTTTAAATATTTATACTTTTCGGGTATATGTTTATTAATAATAGTTTTAATTGTAATTGTATAAATGTTACCATGGTGTTGAACGGCATATGTTTCATCATCTGTAAATAATATTAAATTAATATTCGGTAAATCTAATTGTTCTATTATATCAATATAATATTTTTTATCTAAATTAAAATGATAATTATTAGAAGTAAGATAATCAGTTCCTCTTAAATGTACTGCTATATTATGTTTTTTATTTACTTTACGAAAATTATCTAAAATAATTTTCGCTATGTTTTGTATACTTAGATCTAATTTTTTAATTATTCGTGTATAAAAATTTTTAAAATATTTTATTGACTGAAAATATCCATCAACATATACATTAGTACTTGTTGGGATTGTATCTAAATAATTTACATAAGATAATGTATCTTCCATTATTTTATGGTTATCATTATTTAAAAGAAGATTATTTTCTGATATTCTAAATATATTATCAAATATTCTATAATAAAACACTCCTTCTCTTGAGTTTTTTTGATTATTAATAATACAGAGTTCTAAATTATATCTCATAGATATTGTATACCCAAAAAATATTTGAAATAAAATATTACCTAAACCTCCGCGGATATTTACAATTATTTTATGTTGTTTAGTATTATTCCTTATTATAGTATGAGGTTTATCTAAAGCTATTATTTTATGCTGTTCTTTTATATTTTCATTATTACTTTCAGGACAACAATAATTTGCTTTTAAAATTTTAAATTTATTGTAATTATCTAAAAAATATTTATTAAGATGAGATTCGTCATGCCATATAGAAATTATATTATGACTTTTATCAATTAAAATATTGCTATTTATTTCTTTTGCCATTTTTATAAAATAATTTGTTATACCTCCATTAAATCCTCCTGCAATATAACAGTTTTTAAATTTTTTACTATCAATATAAGCGGTTGATTTTTTATTTTTTTCCGGTGTTCCGTTTTTATTTTCATTTATATATCCAGGATGTTGTGTACCTATTAATACTTTATCTTTTGAAGGTAATATTTCATCACCAATTTTATTAATTACTTTCATATCAACATCAATATAATAAATTACATCACATAACAATTCTATTTCAATATCAAAATCTAATAAATATTGATATCTATATAATGTATCTAATGGAAATCCCTTTTTATTAATAACATTAATTAAATTATTTAAATTATATATTTTACAAATTTTTGTTACTTCTTTTTTATTGTCAGTTGATATAAAATAATATTTTGGATAATTAACTAAAAAATTTTTTTCAATGGAATCAATTAAATTTTTAAAATATTGTACATAATTTCCCGTACATATACAAAATATACCAATTCTTTTTTTATCATCCGAAGGTTTCATTTTAAATTCTCCGTCACTATTTATATTTTTAGTGTCTTTTTTATATTGTTCTCCTATTTGGTTACTGTGTATTCTATAATTAATTAAATTTTCATTTATAATTGTTATATTAAAATTATTATTAATTGCTCTTTTCCATAAAGATAAATCTTCAAATGGTTTATCATTTCTATAACGTAATAAATTATTATATTTATCATAACCTAACCAAAATCTTTTTGTAAAACAAACACAAGAATGATTAATAATATTATTATTTTTATTAATTTCTACATTTATTAAATCAGTTTCAATATAATAATTTTTACTTTTTAAATTTAACATATCCAAAGTCCATTTTTTCATTGGTTTATCAGTTCCATTTTCCTCTTTTATATAAGTCATTAAACTTGAACATAAATCATATCCATTATTTATACATTCTAATTGTTTTTCAAACCTATTATTCAAGTAATAATCATCTAGATTTGTATTAAAAACTACATCATAATTATGAGAAGAAAAACATTTATTTAATAAATACATCATTGCTTCTGTATGGGTTTGATAATTTTTTTTATAAAAATAATATTTGTTTTTAAAAGTGTCTAAAATAGATTTATTAAAAACAGAATAATTTTCGTTTCCATAATTTATTTCAAAAATATCAAAATTTTTGTAACTTTGATTTATAATACTATCAATACATTTTTTAATCCATTCTTTTTTGTATAATTTGTAAACATTTTTATGAAAAAATATAACTGCTAATTTTTTATTTTTTTGTAATAGATTTTTTTTTATTTTCCATTCTACTTTTTTCTCTTTTGGTTTATTATAGTTTAAATCTTTGTAAGAATTTTTATTTACTTTAATATTGTTTGTATATAAAACATCTCCAATTGCTTTATCTTCATAAATTTCATTTTTAATATAGTCCTTATTATTTAATAAAATAAATATAGCTTTTCTTGATAATAAATATCCATATCCACCGGCAGCGTATGGAGCAATAAAAAGATTTTCATATTCTAGAGTATTTAATTTTTTATTTTTACATTTACCAAAATGATAATCTGGTTTTATATTGTTAATAATATAATTACCATAATAATCTAAATTAAAAATATCATTATTTAAATTAATATTTAATTCAAAAAAATTATCATCTACTTTATAAACATGCGAATAAACAGTATTCTTATATATTATATCTAATGCTTTAATCATTTTATTTGCTAAATTTTCCCAAAAATCATCTATTTTTAAATAAATATAAGGTTTTTCTATTTTTTGTTTATCATCTGTTGATAATATAATATAATAATCATAGTTAAATGTTTTTAGGTAATTTAAAAGTTTTTCATACTTTTTTTTATATTTTTTTGTTGCCAATATTAAAAATACTACTTTTTTATTATTAATAATATTTATTAAATTATAATTAGATATTTCCGATTTAATATTTTTACATTTTTTATTTATTTTATTACTAATATTATTATCATCACATAAATATTCTTCAACTTTTGTTTTTATTAATTTAATTTTTAATAAATCACAATTTTTATGAATAAATATCCATTTTCTACCTTTATGAAAATTGATTAAATTAACATCAAAATCATTCTTACAAATAAAAATAGTATTTTTAGTTAAATCTGTATATTCTAATAAATTATGAAAATATTCTAATTCTTTAACTTTTTCAAAAGAATATACTTGAACTATATTATTATTTTTAAGATAAGATTTAAATTTCATATACTATTATTTAATTAAATGTTTTTAAATATAAAACCATTTAATTATTTTATATCCACTCACTTATTTTATTATACGCTTTACTATTTTTATCAATATAAGTTGTATCATATTTAAATATATATTTAGTTAATAATGAAGCACTTAATTCGTGTAAATCATAATGATTTCCATTAATATTTCCAAACATATCAGTATATTCTTTAATATTTTCTAAATAATCATATTTAGAATAATCAATTTTATTATTTTCAATATAATATCCAATATAATTAACATCACTAATATCTACAGAATTATCTTTGTAAATAGATGCTAATAATATTTGTTTATTACCTTTTAAAACCCAATAATCACTAATTCCATCTGGATTAAATCTTGTTAAACTTTTTAATTTATCATCATTAATTAAATTTTTTACTTTTTTAAAATCCCATAGTTCATAAAGTTTTTCAAATACTTTGGGGTTTTTTTTTTGCCAAATGTGAATTAATTCGTGTATTAGTACAGAACCATAATATTTAAAATTATTAAAATCAGATGTATTTATATTATTTATAAAAGTTTCAGATAAACATATAATATTTTTATTTGTTTGAGGATAACCGTTATCAATATGATTTTTCCATTTTAAAAACAAAATATTATCAAATAAAAAATAATATTTATTATCTATTGTTTCTTTTGTTTTATTTATTAAAGAGAATAATTTTTGTTTATCAGTAGTAGTAATATTAAGTAAATTTTTACAATAATAATCATACATATCTGGTTCATCGATATTTCTTAATTTAATATCTAAATTATTATAATCGTAATTAACCGTTTTTAATATTTTACATATATTTTTATTTGTTGTAAAATATTTTTCTACATTTTTATCTGGTAAACCTTTATAGAAATAAATTATTAAAATTAAAAAAAATAATAATATAAAATATATTATTGTCATTAATATAAATAATATATTATTTATTTATTTTAAATGTCAAAAAATCAATTTGAAACATATTATATATTCTTTCCTTCATTTCATCAGTATAAAAGTGATTATAACTTGGTATTTTATTTTTAAAATTTTTTAGTTTAATGTTATAAATACTATTATCATAGTTTGATATATTATTATAATATATTAATTCCTGTTTTCCATTAATGTCATATGGTATATTATGTTCTTCTTTAACGTTATTTAAATCTTCTTTAAAATTTTCAAAATACAAAATTTTATAATTTCTATTTAGCATTAATATTAATACTTTTTCATTTGCCATTATAATCTCATTATGATTATCATATTTATAAACAAATTCTTTAAAAGTTAAGTTTTCGTGTTGTTTATGTGCTATTGTGGTGCTTAATAATCTTTCATATGGATTTCTTACCATAATATAAATAAAATATTCATCTGTTATTTTTTCAAGTAACTCATTACTAGTTAAACTGTTTAAACATAAATCTATATTTTCTGCTACTATTTTATGTGTTTTTCTATTTTCTATATTTATATTATTAATAGTTCCTAACCAGTTAATCATTGTCTTTGACCAACATCTTGAAAAAACAATAAATACTAATTTATATTCTTCAGAATATAATATATACATTATATAAAAAAGTTGTATTTTCTTTAATTATATTAAAAATTATTATTTTATTTATTTACAAAACCATTATAGTTATAATTAATACTATTTCCGTTATTTAAAAATTCTTGTTGATTTTGAATATTATTTGAAATAGTTGTATAGTTTCCACTTAGTGTATCATTTGACTTGTTTAATAAACTATAATTAGTTGGTTCTAATTTATTTGGTTTATAATTATTTTCATCATTTACATTATCTTGAGATTTTTTAACTTCATTCTTATTATTATTATCATTATTACCATTTATTATTTTAGTATATGCTAATCTTTGTAAAATTTCTGGCGAAAAGTTAAACATTTCGTCATAATGTTTTAATGTACTATTTTTAATTGATTTAATTGTTAATGTAAAATGAAATCTTTCACCATCTTCATAAGCACTTAAACCTAATAAATCATATAATCCCACTGGAGATGTACCATCTTCTTTATAAAATTTAAAATTTAATGATTTTATATCTTGTGGTTGTTCAAAATTAATAAAGCTCGGGAATGGTTTTAAAACACCTAATTTATGGTTAGAAGTTAATTTTGTTGTATATGATATAGTTCCATTTGAATTTGAATTGTATTTTACTCTTTCAATATCATTAATTGTTAATAATCTATAATTAAATAAATTTGTTGCTGTTTCAATTAAACCAGCACTTTTATAATTAAATGTTACATCGGAAATTTCAATGGATGTTACATTTTTAATTGGATCAAAATAATATTCATTATTATTTACTAAATATTTAAAGTTACCATAAATTTCATCTACACCGTGTTTATTTACATCAGAAACAATTTGTGAAGAATCAATATTAATTATATCTGTATTCATATATATTAAATTAAGATATATTTTTTTATAAAATTATAAATTAAAGAAAACGTATTTATTTAATTAATGGATTTATTATCAAACGAAATATTATTTAAGATATTTTTAAATTTAAATATTATTGAAACTAAAAATTTATCATTAGTATCAAAAAAATTTAATAGTATTTTTAATTATTTACACAAAAAAAATAAATATATTAATGTCAACTTTTCAAATAAAAATAAAATATTAGATTTTGTTCAATTAGGTTATAGATATATAATTTTTAATAATAATATTAGTAAAATTATAAATATTAAAACTGGGTATAATTTTTATAAAATATATACATATGATGGATATATTATTTATATACGTCCGGTAAATATAAGTTGTCATAATTTAAAAAAGACATTATATACTAATAATATAAAATTAATTATTAATAGTAAATTTAATATTAAAAGTAAGCAAATAGTTATAAACCAAATTACACGTTATTAATACATACATAATCTATGACTTTCGGTATTATTTAATGTTGTTTTTAAATTTCCCTTTTTTAATCTTAATTGTTGGATATTTAAATATTCCGGATTTACTAAATATCCATTTAATATATTTTTTTGAATTAAATGACCAATCATTCTATCTCCACTTGAAAACATAGGTAATGTATGTTTTATTATTTTCTCAGCACCACCTTTTGTTACTAAATACATATGTCTACATAATGGTCTATATGCTTTACTAAATATTTTATTATATTTTTTTATTTTATCACAATATTCAAAACAATAAGATAAATATATTATTTCCGCATCTTTTGGAATATTATTTACAATTACATTTATTTTATTAATTAAATTTATATTATCTATTTTAATATCATCTTCAAAAATTAATGCGTATTTTTTATTTTCTTTTAAAAAATGCTTTAATATATTTATATGACCTAAATGACAAGCAACTCTAGATAATGTAAATTCTTTGATATATTTTACTTTATTATTTGTATCATTTATCCATTGTTGACTTATTAAATTATCTTTTACAAGTTTATTTTTATTTAAATTATTATAATTAATACCTTTTATAAGAGTTGGATTTATATTTAATTTATCCATTATTTTTTTAATATAATTAAAACGTTTATCAATGTATAAAACATATGATTTAGTATTTGTATTCAGTCTATTATTTTTATTACTAAAATTTAAAAATAATATGAATATAATTAATGTTATAAATAGTATATACATTAACATATTATAGAATTTAATTAAATTAATAAAAAATTGATTTTTTTATTAATTTATATACTAATATTAATATTTTAATGTCTGCCATTTCGACATCAATTGATAATAGTAACCAAGCAATAACTTGCTGTGTATGTCTTGATACCACGCCGTCTAATACAAATTTTCGTAGTTGGAATTGTACAGGTGAACATTCTGATACAATTTGTAATAAATGTCATTCTCATATGATGGAACAGGGCAACAATTGTCCGCTTTGTAGAGCCACATCTAATATTAATAACTTTCGTATAATTCAATCTGTGGGACAATATTTTACTAGTAGAGAATCAGCAATTAATTTTTATAATTTAAATTCTGATAGAATAGACTACACCCTGGAAAGGCTTATTATTACTAATCCACCTTTTGGAAGAAGAGTATAAATATTAAATATTAAACTTAATTTATTTTTTTATATTTGGATATGATACATGCTCTGCTATTCCACATAAATTGTCTACATCTGCAGACATATAAATATATCCATCCATACCCCAAGATACTCCCCAACTATTTTTAACCATAATATATTTATTACCATTAAGTGTTATACCATAACCAACTGCTAAGACAGCATGGTCTAACCTATTAGGATCACAATTAGTTGAATTATAAATACCGCTACTATATAGTTGAAAGTCATTTTCAGCATCAATTGCTACAGACATTGGTCCTATTGTTGCCAACGCTTCATATAGTGATGACATATTACCTTGAGGTAAAAGTGTTACATTAAATA